AAACACGATGGGCAGAGGAGCTTATCGAAGAGATAGCAGGGTTTCCGTTTATGAGCCACGATGACTTGGTTGACTCCACCGTCATGGCGTTGATGAGATTTAGACAGGGTGGGTTTATACGACTGCCAAGTGATGAACCTGAAGAGATACAGTATTTCAAACAAAGACGTGGCGGGTATTACTGATGGCACAGAAAAAAGGACTAGGCGCATTACAGTTTGCTCGTATACCTGCTAGAAAGCCAGATGAGTTAGCTGATTATTCAGCAGATAATGTTCCCTATAAGTTTAGGAGTTTAGGGGATATAGAGTTCAGAGCAGATATGCAACCTATTGTTGGCGATAGTAACTTACGACGACTGGGGTTTAACATAATCGAAGATATTACTGGTGGGGATTATGGGAAGATGATAACTGAGAAGTTAGACAAAACTCCCACAAAGGCGCAAGCCGCAGGAGCTAAAAATGACATTAAACAGCTTGAAGCGGTGTTACAAAAGATGATTGATTACTATAATGATGATACCAAGGAAGGAGGTAAAGGAGTACCTGCTAGTGAATCAGACTCATTTGTACGATCATATAACAATACTCAAGCTAGAATAAAACAGTTAAAAGAAAATCCATCAGGTTATGGGACTACGCAAAAAGGGTTATATTTTGATGAAGATTTAATGAAAACACTTTTTCCTAAAGAGTCAGGTCTTCTTCCTCAGATAACTTATGATAATACACAACGTTTTACCGATGAGGTTTTAAACAAGTTAGTAAATAGAAAAGATAGTGATGCACTTCGCACCGCACAAGATGTGCCTAAATCTGTTTTAGGGCATGAAGTTGGACATTTTGCTATAGATGAACTAAAAAAATTAAACCCTGAACTTGAAAGTCAGGTCAAACGATTTAACGAAGATGACTTGTTAGGTATAATAGACCAAAAGTTTTTAAAAAGCATGGACATGGACCCAAGGGTATTCCGAGGCCCAGCTTACGCTCAGTTTAGAGATACAGACCTAAGATCTATGTTTGAGGACAAAGTAGATCTTTTAGAGGAGTTGGCAGGGCAGGCGTTAGCAAAAAGAGGAGACCCGTCATTAGCCGTACCTGTTGCTTATAGACCTTATGATGATGCAGCAGTTAGACGTGCTAGAGTAGGTCCAACAGGGGTAGCTCCTAAAGAAAAGTCTTTCATGGAGAGGTTAAAAGGTTTAGTTGGTATGTCAGAAGGCGGTATAGCCACACTTGGAAAGGTATAATTATGGCAGTAGAAAAAGGACTATTTCAAGCCCCAAAGGGTGTGGAAGAAGAGGAAACAGGACAACTAGAAGTTGAGATAGTAAACCCTGACATGGTCACGTTAGATGATGGTAGTATGGAGATTACCATAGTCCCCGATGCTGAAGGAGTCGGTACAGGGGCGTTTGACGAGAATATAGCGGAAAATATGGACGAAGATCAGTTAGCAGCTGTAGCTGATGAATTATTAGGCAATATTGACTCTGATCTAGAGAGTCGAAAAGAGTGGGCGGACACATTTGTTAAGGGTCTTGACGTGTTAGGGTTTAAGTATGAAGAGCGTACAGAACCGTGGGAAGGTTCCTGTGGGGTGTATTCTTCTGTACTGGCTGAAGCTGCTATCCGATTCCAAGCAGAGACAATGAGTGAGACATTTCCTGCACAAGGACCTGTGAAAACAAAAATGCTGGGTCAGGAAACTAAAGATAAGAAAGAAGCCGCTGATCGTGTGAAAGCAGACATGAACTACGAGCTTACTGAAAACATGATAGAATACCGATCAGAGCATGAGCGTTTGCTCTACAACCTTGGTCTGGCGGGGTCTGGGTTTAAGAAAGTGTACTATGATCCTAATCTAGGACGACAGGTAGCTGTGTTTGTACCTGCAGAAGATGTGATTGTACCTTATGGAGCATCGCACATAGAAACAGCAGAACGTGTGACACACGTCATGCGAAAGACGAAGAACGAGTTAAAAAAGCTACAGGCTAGCGGGTTCTACGTGGATGTAGATCTTGGTGAGCCACAGGCATACCACAGTGATATAGAAGAGCGTAAAGCGGAAGAAGGTGGGTATTCTCTCACAAACGACAACCGTTACAGCATATACGAGGTACACGCGGATATAGTTATAGATGGTGTTGATGATTCAGACGAAGGCATAGCCAAGCCGTACATAGTATCCATAGAGCGTGGGTCATACAGAGTATTGGCTATACGAAGAAATTGGAACCCTGACGACAGTTTAATGTTGAAAAGACAGCACTTTGTGCATTATGTATATACCTCTGGCTTTGGTTTCTATGGTCTTGGGTTAATACATATTATTGGTGGGTACGCACGAGCAGGTACATCAATCATACGTCAGCTTGTAGACGCAGGAACTTTGGCAAACCTCCCAGGAGGGTTGAAAGCTAGAGGGTTGCGTATTAAGGGGGACGATACGCCCATAGAGCCTGGGTCTTTTAGGGACGTGGATGTACCATCAGGCAGCATACGTGATAACATCATGCCACTGCCCTATAAAGAACCTAGCCAAGTATTACTAGCGTTATTAAAAGATATAACTAATGAAGGTCGTAGATTAGGAGCGATAAGCGATATGAACATATCCGATATGTCTGCCAACGCTCCTGTGGGTACAACCCTCGCCCTGTTAGAAAGAACACTCAAACCAATGGCAGCCGTGCAGGCTCGTGTGCATTATGCCATGAAGCAAGAGTTTAAGTTGTTAAAACGATTAATGGCTGAGTATGCCCCTCTAGAGTATGATTACCAACCTGAAAGAGGTGAGGTATCAGCACGACAGGCAGACTACGCTATGACCGATGTCATCCCTGTATCAGACCCGAACAGCTCCACGATGGCACAGAGGGTGGTGCAGCATCAAGCTGTGTTTCAGATGGCACAGGCTGCACCACAGATATATGACTTACCTCAGTTACATAGGCAGATGATAGAAGTCCTTGGGGTAAAGAACGCTGAAAAGATAGTTCCTATAAAAGACGATATGAAACCAACAGATCCTATCAGCGAGAATATGGCAGCTCTACAGGGCAAACCGATGCGAGCCTTTATATACCAAGACCAAGACGCACATATAGAGACACACATGGCGTTTATGCAAGATCCTATGATTGCCCAGATGATAGGGCAGAACCCACAGGCAAAACAGATTATGGCTTCTCTACAGGCACATATAGCTGAACATCTTGGGTTCAAGTACAGAAAAGATATAGAAGAGCGTCTTGGTGTTGAACTACCCACACCAAACGAAGAACTACCAGAAGAAGTGGAGGTTAACTTGTCACGATTAGTAGCACAAGCAGGTAAAGAACTAACACAGGCTCATATGCAACAGGCTGCACAAAAACAGGCGCAGCAGAAAGCGCAAGATCCAGTCGTACAGATGCAGCAGGCAGAACTACAAATAAAAGCACAGGAAGTGCAGCGTAAAGCTGAGAAAGATAAGGCTGATGTAGCTCTACAACAGGCTGAACAAGAGCGAAAGGCTAAGAAAGACAAAGCCGACGCTATGTTAGAAGCAGCTAAACTACAGAAAGGCACATAGTGGCTAAAACAATATTTGATGTTCTAGCGAACAAAATCGAGGCAGAAATAGCCTCTGCACAGAATTTCCTTGAAGCAGGGTCAGCAAAAGACTATGCGAATTACAGGGAGATCGTTGGATTGATCCGAGGTCTAAAGTCCAGCGTACAACATATACAAGACCTTGCGAAACAACAACTGGAAGGTGACGATGACTGAAGTAGTACAACTGACGGACGACGAGCTAGAACAACAACTACCAAGACCTGTAGGGTATAGAGTGTTGGTAGCACTACCTGAAATAGAGAAGACCTATGCGGATACTAGCGTTTTGAAGACGGACAAGGAGATGCACCATGATTACATAATGTCTATCATGGGACTTGTGGTCGATATGGGCGCAGGAGCTTATGAAGACAAAGAGCGATTTCCTGATGGCGCATGGTGTAAGGAAGGGGACTTTGTTATGTTTCGGGCGAATAGTGGAACACGATTTAAAGTGGCTGGAAAAGAGTATCGTTTAATGAACGATGATTCTATAGAGGCTGTAGTAGCAGATCCTCGTGGTATCACGAGAGCATAAGAGGTAGAAAATGGCATTTGAAAAAGTAGAATTTGCATTTCCTGATGAGGACACAAAAAAACCAGACATAGAGATTGAAAACTCTAGTGCTGTGGAGATTGATTTATCAGGAAAGAAAGAAGAAAAAGATGAACCTAAATCAAACGGAGCAGACGATAAAGGAAGCCAGGAGGCTGCTCCTAAAAATGAGCTTGAAGTTGAAGTTGTCGATGATACACCGAAAGCTGATAGGAATCGTAAGCCTTCCACACCGCCTGAAGAGATTACTGAGGAGGAGCTTAAGAAGTATTCGGACCAAGTTCAACAACGTATAAAGCATCTTGGTAAGGGATATCACGATGAGAGACGAGCAAAAGAAGCCGCGATACGTGAACGTGACGAGCTAGAAAGGTTTGTAAAATCTATACAAGATGAAAATAGTAAACTAAAAGGCAGTGTTAATAAGAATCAAACAGCTCTCATAGAGCAAGCTAAAAAGACAGCAGAAATAGAACTTGCACAGGCTAAAAACGCATACAAAACCGCCTATGATGCAGGGGACACAGACGCTGTTATAGCTGCACAGGAGAGCATAACAAACGCTAAGATAAAGACCGATAGGTTAAATAATTTCAAAGTTCCTTCTTTACAGGAAGAAGCTGATGAGGTACAAAGTAAAGAAGGGCCTAAACCTGCTACCCCTACTGTAGATCCACGGGCGCAGGATTGGGCAAAGAAGAACACTTGGTTCGGTACAGACGACGAGATGACGAGTCTGGCACTGGGCTTGCACAACAAACTTGCCAAGCAAGGAGTTGATTTGCAGAGTGACGAATACTACGAGTCTATTGATACTCGTATGCGGCAGCTCTTCCCCGATAGGTTCGAGGAGGAAGTTGCAGAGACCGAAGAGGCTGAAAAGCCTAAAAAACAGGCTAATGTGGTTGCACCCGCAACGCGGAGCGTAGCACCCAAAAAGGTAAAGCTAACGCAAACACAGGTCGCCATAGCGAAACGAT